CTATGGCTGGGAACAACGAGACGAAGAATATAAAACTATTTTTGATCGATGCCGTGATCATGATAATATTACTTACCACGGATCTGTATCAAATAAAGAAGTACGAAAAGCACTAGAGAATTCACACATCTTTGCATATCCATGCACATGGCAAGAAACTTCTTGTCTAGCTGCTATTGAAGCTATGAGTGCTGGTTGTGCTATTGTATGTCCTTCATTAGCTGCCTTGCCCGAAACTACTTCCAACTTTGCTTTAATGTATCCTTATGATGAAGATAAGATGCAACATGCTCATATGTTTTATCAAGTATTAGATGCTGCAATTGAAGGTTTTTGGGAAAATGATATGCAGACTAAGTTAGAATTCCAACGATTGTATACTAACACTTTCTATAGTTGGGATTTACGAATTCAAGAATGGGAAGGATTGCTTCGGTCTATTATCGAACATGAAAAAGAAGAAATCATTCTCCCAACAGTGGAATCACAATAGATTAATTACTTATTCATATTATTTAATGGATTGGTTAGTGCTTCTTCTAATTGTTCTTTAAGTTTCTTTTCTAATCTCGCCATAGAAGCTTCTATCCGATCTTCGGCTTCGCGCATACGATCACGGGTATCTTTTTCAGACTCGCGGTTTACAATTTCTACTTCACGCAAAGTAGAATCGGTTGCATGTTGAGTGTCTTTAACCCTACGTTCTGTAGATTCAGTTCTCAACTCTATTCTCTGTATATCTTTTTTAAGATCTATTTTAATGTCTCTAGTATATCCTTGGGCACTCACTACTTGCTCTTCCATTACTGCAATTTTCTCTCTCATCGATGAAAGATCAGGAGCGACATAACTTTCAATTTTGGCCTTCATGTCTTGGTAGTCTTTATATACTTCAAAGCCTCCATATAACCCTCCTACGATTGATGTGGCTAAAGTTGCATATAGGAAGATCTTTCCTGCTTTTCCCCCAGCTTTTACTTTTACACCACCAATATTTAATTCTTGATCAGTCATTACTTATCTCCGTATTGTTGTCTAACCATACGACGATGTAGTACATCGCTGGCTCCGTTGAAGAATCTTGCATGTGGATTATCATATGTTGTTTGATCGGGATATATGTCTTTGGTTTCATATAGTGATACTACTTGATCATATATCTGTGGTACAACATAAGATCTGAATAATGGATTATAACCAAGTAGAGCCGCTTGAGCATCTTCTGTTGTAACACCACCCAATGCATCCTTCACTAAGTTATCTTCTATATTCTGTTGTTGTTTAAGTTCTGATTCTGATACTTCATCCAATTTAGTATCTGAAATCATACCCGCGTCGGCAAATATACGTTTAATAATACTATCTATCATTTCTCTTATAGTAAAATCTAATTGTGGTATAACTACGGCACCAAACATTATTTCGTTAGACTCTTCATATGAAACAGAAGTATTACCAATAGCTAATTGATCTTCATTAACATTCGATGCACCACCTGTATCTTCTGTACTGAATACCCCTTGTGGGCCCGATTGATTTAATGATGCTATACTACTATCAGATGCTATTGAATTTATATTTATATTACCATCTGATAATGTACCAAAATTATTAGAACCGGTATTTCTAGAAGAGGGATCATTATTAGAATTACTATTACTATCTCCGTTGGTGAAACTACTACCTTGGCCACTACTCTGTGAACTTTGTTGTTGATTTCCGGCTTGATTGTCATTACTACTAGATGAACCATCATTGTTCTGAACTATATTAAAACCACCATCACTACCACTATTAGAACTTGTTCCAGATGCATCAGATGATGAACTGTAAGCTACCTGACTATCTCCACTGGTTATACTTGCCCGAGATTGTATAGATGTAATATTAATAGCTGCTGATGTAGTAGTAGAAGCTACTGATAATGCGTCACGTTGTATACTTGTTAAAGCCCGTGGAAGAGACGCAGTAGGAGAAATTGTTCCAGTAACAGATACCGCTGCTGGTCCTGGCTCAATAGATGGTCCTGCTATATTAAGTACTGGAGGAGCAGTAGATTCTAATTCTAACTCAATAAGATCAGGCACCGTAGATAATTTTCCCGTAAGAGATGTAGATACTTCACCTTGTTCAGATATCTCTGGTAGCATAGATGGACCACCTGCTGCCGGCAATATAATAGAGGAAAGTCCTAGTTCTTTTATATCTGGTAAGGCAGTAATCATTTCTTCTAACATAGGAATTTCTTCCATCATTGGCATTGGCATATCAAGAATTTCTAAATTAACACAATCAGGACATTCTATATTTAATTGATTCAAAGTCTCACCAGGTGGTACAGTCAGGTCTATTATAGAATCATTCATATCTACTTCTTGTGTTATTAACAGCATACTGGTGATATCCGTTATCTCATTTATTGTTCCGATTTCTAGTGAATCTATATCTAGTATAATACTATCTGTTCCTTGTAAGTCCATTTCAGTGCCGTCCATCAAAGGAGCATCTTCAGGCATCACGCCAAGATCAACAACTTCTGTATTCAATGTACCATCGATGTTAGTACCAGATTGTAGTGCTGAATTACTTATCTCAGATGTTATACCCGAACTAGCAATCTGGTCTTCTTCCGTATTTAATTCTGCGGTAGTAGTTTCACCAGTGTTTATACTAGGATCAGTATAGCCAGGACAACCAGGGTTAAATTGAGGATTAATTGAGCATTGATAATCAAAATCAGATTGCTCGGCCGCTTCTTGACCAGGGTATACATATGTTGTACTAAAATCATTCTCATGACCAACAACCGGTTCATATGTCCAAGTATATTTTAATCCTCTTAATTGGTTATTATCAGAGTCACTATTCAGTTTTGCTTCTACTGTCCATTCATCTTTTACTACGAATTTGAATGGTGGAGTACCAGCACCACCACTATTTCTAGAAGTCCAATCAGAAAATGCTGTACCAGTATAATTATGTGAACTTGAATATACTAAACCGGCGCCCGCTATTCCTTCATTAGTATTACTAAAAATCTTCACACCAATTGTGAAGATAGAACTAGCAGTTGGTTTAATCATTTCCCATTCGTATTTAAATCCTCTAAACTGTATACCAATCCCGGCCGCTTGCAGTGCTGCATTGATAGCAAAAGTAGCTGTTTGTGCAACATTAGCACTATTACTATTGAAAGTAAAAGTATCAGTATCTACATTATACGCACCGATAGGGTTGCCATTAGAGTCATTAGGAATATCTATAGTAAGGATAGAAGAGCCAAGAAGATCCTCTATTGATGTTTCATTACAGATAACACCCGACGAATAGGTTACGCCAGAAGGCACCGTATACTGTTGCGTTGAACCAGAATATAGGTTCGGGCAAGCTGTACCAGTGTTTAAGTTTTGTGCGTATGAATTAGAGAAGCAAAAGCAATAAAGCAATGCCACTAAAGCCCATAACAGCACTTTTGATTGTATCATTCCTTGCATTCTCTTCTTCGATAATGATGGGTGTTAACTCAGGATGGGCAATCCATGCTGCTTTGGCTTCTTCACCAATCATACCATTAAAGGGACAAGGTGTTCCAGCCATTAGCATTGCTCTCCAAACCTGACCATCTTGACACATCATTGAAACGGCTGCTACCTTCATACCCATATTATAAAGAGTTTTAGCATTCTTTAGTCTCTCACAATTGAGATCTCTAATATGAGTACCACCGGCCATACCTAATATCTGAGTTTGTACAGCACCACTCATACTGGTCGTACAAGTATCTATACCGCCAGCATTAACTGTTGGCGCAATAGCTGTTGGGGGTGGCGAAATTATCTTTTGTGTGATATTGCTGTTGTTAGTATTAACATTCTTGTTGCTACTTTTACTATCAACCTTTGTATTATTATCATTAGTATTCTTATTAGTACTATCATTCTTATTAGTATTGGAATTAGTGTTTGTATTAGCATTTTTATTGTCACTAGTACTAGTAACTGTTTGATCTATATCACTATTAGAAGTCGAATTAACCGTTTGATCTATGGCGCTAGTGTTTGTGTTAACGTTGTTATTATTATTAGTACTTGTACTATCAATAGTACTTGTATTAGTATTGGTATTGGTGTTTGTGTTATTTAATCCACCAGACGTAACATTATTGTTAGTATTAGTGTTAGTGGTACCACCAGATACAACGTTATTATTTGTATTAGTATTAGTCGTTCCACCCGATACAACGTTATTGTTAGTATTGGTGTTGGTGTTAGTAGTTCCACCAGACAATACATTATTATTGGTATTTGTACTGGTGCTGGTACTAGTATTATTGTTAGTATTGGTGTTTGCGTTAGTATTCGTATTCGTGTTTGTGTTAGTGTTGGTGTTTGTTGATGTAATAGCTGTAGTGTTATTATTAGTATTGGTAGAAGTAACCGTACTTGTAGATGTCGTATTATTATTAGTGTCTACTACACTTGAACTATCATATAATCCATCAGCATCGTTAGGAACTGGATCTGCTAGAGCAGTATGGCTAGTCAACATAATCAAAGCTGCAACTGATATTGCAGATAACTTTTTGATTAGACTCATCTTATCCTCGACTCGTTGCCGTAGTATTTGACCCCAACTATCCATTATTATAGTATATAAAGCTATTTATTTATAAAAATATTATATTATCAGAACTAATGAATATTATTTATATTTATATGAAATTAACCCTTGACATAGTGGTTGACAAGTGCTATTATACTTATGTCAGTGATTAATGAGTATCAAAAAAAAGTTTTGATAAATATCATTTTTAGCTTGACATCCTATCAGAATGTGCTATAATGTATATAGTGAGTTGATCAAACGGAGTAAGAGTCATGAATATGTTCGATGTTAACTTTGAGATCCATGATACTGATGATCAAGAAGACAGCGGTTTTGTTCTATCTATCGATAATGAAGTTGTCGGTAAAGAAACTGATTGGGGTAACGCCGTAGAACAAGCTATGATCTTAGAAGAGATTCATAGCAAAAAAGTTGATATCCGTGAGTTTAACGGATTCATTATTAGTACAGTTCTTAACGTCTAAGGAATCTAGATATGTCTATCCCTAAACCTCGTAAGAAGACTGTTCGCGCCCGTCGCTTAGAGGGCCTTGCTGGTGCTCCCAAGCTTCCTGGTCGTCACGCTGATGTTTATTTCCAAGAGGAAGTTCAAAATAAACAAGTTATCGATCTGGTAAAGTCTTGGGTCAAGGCGAATTATGCCAAATTAGAAGCTAATGCTATTCTTAATGGTCAACCTGATTGGAAGTTCTGTTACCCACACTGGGCTTGTATTATTCATACCAATGATATGACTCGTTTTGATTATCTTCGTGATTGTATGAAAGATCTTGCCGCTAGTAATTCTTATGATAAGAAAGTTCGTAAAGAAGTTGTGATATCTTCTAATGATCCAGTAGACGGTTGGATTGCTGAATTAGAAGCGGTTGTTGATGCACTAGATACTAAGTTTGATTTTTACAACTTCGCTCGCCTGAAGAGCATGAATAAGGTTCAAGTTGAAAAGATCACTACATATTACAATAGGGAGTATAATGAGTTAGTAGAGACTAAACGTGGCAAATCTGAAGATCTAAAAGAAGCATGGGGTCATCTCGGCCGTAGTGGGCTTGTAGAGAGGATTGCTTTCTTTGAGAAGATGGTTTCAGAACTTGAAAAACATATAAATAATAAAAAGATCGTAAGACGTGCTCGCAAACCAAAAGTTAAATCCGCGAGTCAATTGATCAAAGGTGTTAAGTTTTTAAAAGAAAGCAATGAACTGAAAATAGTTTCGATCGATCCCACATTATTACTTGACGCGAAACAACTATGGGTATATAATGTTAAGTATAGAATATTGACACGATATGATGCTTTAGAAGGTGGCCTCAAGATCAAGGGCACCACGCTATTAAACTTCAATCCTGAGTCTAGTCTATCAAAGAAGCTTAGGAATCCTACAGAACAATTGTCTGATTTTATTGGAATGGGAAAGGTTAAAGTTAGGACTTTCATGGAGAATATCAAAACCAGAGCCAGTGTACCGACTGGACGTTTAAATGTACAATCACTTTTAGTTAAGGCGATTTCATGACCAACATTATACAATTTCCCTCTTTTAACGATTTAGAAGGAGAAGAAAAACCTCGACTACCTCAAACAGAAAATGAGGTGATGAAAGCTATTGCAGTAAATCGTATGGTATATGTAGATGATATTGTAAATCAGATGTTTTCTAACATTGCTACTAAATTATATCATCAAGGTTATCCAGTAGATGAAGAAGTATTCTTTAAAGATTTCATCTTGATTGGTGAACTTACAAGAAGTATTTTATATAATTCAGTAGGGGTAGAACATCCTTTATATGATATAGTAACTAAAAATCGAACAAAGCTACAGAAGTTAATTGACAATGGAGATATTCAATTTAATAATACAGAAGATGATGACGATGACGATGACGACTCATATGAGGACGATGACGAGTAACTGGAGTGAATGATGATATTATTAGATTTTTCGCAAGTATGTTTATCAAATATTCTTGCGAGTGGCAATAGAGATTTTAGTGTGGATCTTATTCGTCACCAAGTACTAAATTCTATTCGGGGGTTTAAAACTCGATTTTCGAAATACGAAGAACTTATCATTTGTTGTGATGATAAGAATTATTGGCGTAAGAAAATCTTCCCATACTATAAAGCTAATAGGAAGAAGACTCGAGAAGAGTCTAAATTAGATTGGTCGGCTATCTTTGATACTTTACATACAATCAAAAGTGAGATTAAAGACAATCTACCCTATCCAGTTTTACAAATAGAATCGGCCGAAGCAGATGATATTATTGCAACTATGGTAGAACGCTATCATAGTGAAGATATTATGATTGTTTCTGGTGATAAGGATTTTGCTCAACTACAACGATATAAAACTGTTTCGCAATATTCACCTATCACTAAGAAATTAATTAAAATTTCTGATCCATTGTCGTATCTATTCGAACATGTTATTCGTGGAGATTCGAGTGATGGTGTACCTAATATTCTATCTAACGACGACACTTTTGTTGTTGGCGGCCGACAAAAACCATTGACAAAGAAGCGTGTTAGTGCTATGATAGAGGATATGGTAAGAGGTATTACACCATTTGATGGCGAAGTTAAAAGAAACTATTTGAGGAATATACAACTAATTGATTTATCTCGTATCCCAGATAGCATTCGTAAAGATGTTATAGATACTTATAGTAATTATGAACGTAATGATCGTTCTAAGTTGCTCAATTACTTTATTAAGAGTAGACTGAAAAATTTAATGACTGATATACAGGAGTTTTAGATGAAAGACGGAATAGCCGAAGTTATTTTGAAGGCTAGTAAATTAAAAACTGAGAAAGAAAAGATTACATTTCTACAGAATAGTAATAAGACATGTGAGCCTTTAGCCACGGTTTTTCGATTGATGTTTGATCCAACAATCGTATTCGACCTACCTGAAGGGCCACCTCCATATACACCAAGTCCTAAAGCAAATGATTTACAGAATTTTCTGTATAGTGAATTCCGTAGAATTACTTATTTTATTAAAGGACAACATAAAAACATTAAGACTGCTAAACGTGAAACGTTATTCATTGAATTCTTAGAATCAATGGATCCAGACGATGCTAGTTTATTAGTATCTATTAAAGATAAGAAAAGCCCTTACAAGAGTATCACTAAGAATTTAATCAAGAAAACTTACAAGGAAGCGAAGGATTGGTAATGTCTAAAACTTTTAGAACCCACGGATCAAAATGGGATGATGATGATTATAACGACAGTCCAGTTCGGGTGAATAAATTTAAGAAGATTCGTGAGAGTCGTCAAAGACGTAGTATCGAAGAAAACTTACAATATGAAAATAATGATAATGCTTCAGAAAATACCAAATATTAAAAGAAAACGCGCTATCATTGTAGGCAATGGTACGTCTCGTTCTTCTTTTGATTTAAACAAGATACCACTTCTATCTGAAGTATATTCTTGTGGTGTTGCATATAAAGGATTAAAAGACTTAGATCGTATAAATCTTTATAATGTAACTATCGAAGAATATCGCAAAAAGATGCTAGAAGAAGCTAATCTTTTTAGTAGTAGTAGAATTTTATTTCCAGATGTAATAGAAGATCATGTCGAATCTTCTTTATATCATGGTCATACAGGTCCTAGACCTAGATCTAATACTGGTATGTACGCAATGAAATGTGCTATTCTTAATGGTAATTCAATCATATACATATTAGGATTTGATAGTCTTATCAAAGATGATACTAAACAATCAATAAGTAATATGTTTGATGGGGCCGCTGAAACTAGAACTAATGCAAAAGATAATCCAAATAGAATTCGATATCTAGATTGGTTTATGTCTCATAATAACTTAGTAGATTTTGTATTTGTCTTTGATAAGCAATATGAATTCTATAACTGTCAATCGACTAATATGCACGGATTATCATATGAATTGTTTGAGAAAGAATTAATTAATGAACAACCTTTTTGATCCGCTAGAAAGTGCTGGTAAAAAACAACTAACTATTTTCATAGGATATGATTCAAGAGAAGATATATGTGCTAAAATTCTAGCGCATACTATTCGTAATTTCAAATCTGATATTAGTTATAATATCATTCCATTAGTCTATAGTCAATTATATGCTTATGGATATACTAATAGAGAGTTGGACAAACGTGGTTCAACTGAATTCACTATGACTAGATTTCTATCTGCACCTATAGTTAATCGCGCCGCTTCCGCGACCTGGCGGCCATGGATGGCATCCAGTGGCCACGCCTTAGCATTGTTTCTTGATTGTGATATGATGTTTACTCGTTCTGTAGACGATCTTATCCTTGAAGCAGATCTTACTAAGCCAGTATCAGTTTGTAAACATGATTATACTTCTTCTTTTTCTTTTAAGATGAATAGAACTAATCAAGAATCTTATCCTAAAAAGAATTGGAGTAGTGTTACATTATGGAATTGTAATCATGAAGAAGTTTCTAATCTTACATTAGATTGGGCTAATATTAATGAACCATCTTACTTACATCGTTTTTCTGAATTTAAAGAAGAAGATATCGGTTCTTTAGACAAGCGATGGAATTATCTAGTTGGTGAAGGTATGGATAGAGAAGAATACTATGGATTAAAGAAAGATGAATTACCATACAATATTCATCATACACTAGGTTCTCCTGTATTTAGATTATATCAAGATTCAGAATATTCAGATTTATGGAAAGAAAATTTCAAAGATCTAATGAAACGCCCATTTGATGAAATTAGGGACACTGTTCGTAATAAATAGAACATGGAGACAGACTATACGCTAAACTCCCCGTGTATTGGAGTTTGCCATATCAACACTAAGACTAAGTTTTGCTTGGGTTGTTGGCGTACTTTACGGGAAGTAGCACATTGGTCTCGCTATGAAGATGATGAAAAGCGTAATGTTTTAGATACAATACAGACTCGTATGGCCAATAGATGATAATATATTATAGGAGAGTTAATGCCAAATTATACTTTTTTCAATGAAGAGACCGGCATGGAATGGGATGAGTTTTTGTCTATGGCAGACAGAGATACGTACATCTCCACACATCCACAAGTAAGACAAGTATTCAATTCCATGAACATCGTTGGTGGTGTTGGTGGTATTAAGAATGATGATGGTTGGGGTGAAGTTCTGCATAAAGTTTCCTCAGCACACCCAAACAGTGCTTTAGCTGCATCCATGGGTTCTAGTCAGTCAACAAAGGAGGTAAAGTCTAGGCGAGCAGTAGATAAATGGCGCGCTAAAAGGATTGCAAGGGGGGACGCTGCGGGATAGTATTTTTCAATCTAACATAGAGGTACGAATAATGTCCTTAGTTACTGTAGAAGAATTCAACAATAATATTACTCACTTTCCTGGAAGGCTTACAAGAAAACAAAAAAAACAAATTCGTAGAAATAATAATAATTCTTTAAAGTTACAAAATGTTGTACCGAAAACAGAAAATCAGGGGAAAACGTTTAAGCTATATAATAAAGAATACAATCTACTTCTACACGGTTTAGCAGGGACAGGCAAAACATACATATCTCTTTATCTAGCTCTATATGA